CGACCCTGCCAGGTAATCCCTCGGCAGGGTCCGCCCACCGGCCGGGGACGCGTCGCCCGGCCCCCGCTTCCCTTCCTCGTCGCCCGGAGCCCTGAGTTTATGGCCACCACCAATCCCACCGTTACCGGCGCCTGGACACTGATCGTCAACGAGGGCGACGAGTTCCTGCTGACCTTGCCCGTCGCCAGCCAGACGATCTACGTCGCCATCGGTGGCGCGGATGATTCCGACAGCGACAGCGACGCCGAAAGCCCCGCCGCCGGCCTCATCGGCCATCCCCTGGCCCCCGGCCAGGACGGCATCAACCGCGCCCTTCTGGGCCCCGGGGCAGTCTTCGCCAAGTGTATCGACCCCGCGGCATCCGTGCCCGTGGCCCTCACCGCCTGGACGCCGGCCTGATGCCCGTCAACCCCCTAGCCATCAATCGCGCCCCGGTGCTGCGGCCGCTGATCTATCCGCGGCCGGCGCCGCGGCGCGTGGCGCAGCCGAGCCAGACGGCCTTATCGCTCAAGCGCGCGGCGCCAACGCCGCCTTCGGTCGCGCCTTTCGCTAAGCTCCAGGCCGCCTGCCAAGGTCAGACCGTGTTCGTCCTCGCCTCCGGCCCCAGTCTGACCCTGGCCGACGTCGCCGCGGTGCGCGGGACCGGGCGGCCGGTGATCACCACCAACACCACCTTTCGCCTCGCCCCCTGGGCTACGGCCCTCTTCGGCCAAGATCGCAAGTGGCACCAGGCGCATGCCGCTGAGGTGGCAGCGGCCTTCCGTGGCCTGGTATTTTCCGGTCAACCCGTCGCCGGCCATCCGCCACTGCCGATCTGCGTCAAGCCGCTGGGCATCGAGACCTTCAAGAACTCCGGCGCCGGGGCCATCTCCTTGGCCCTGCATGCTGGCGCCGCGCGTATCGTCACCTTGGGGCTGGACTGCCAACCGGACGCCAACGGCCATCGTCACTGGCACGGCGAGCATGCCCCCGGGCTGGGCAATGCCGTTTCCATGCCTTTATGGTTTCCGCAGTTCAAGCGCTGCGCCGCCTGGTGCCAGGCCAAGGGCGTCCCGGTCCTCAACGCCTCCCGCGCCACCGCCCTGGAATACTTCCCCCGCGCCAGCTTGGAGGACATCCTCGCCGATCTGTCCGCACCGGCCGCCCCCGCGGAGGTCGCGCCATGAGCCGGCCGCCGCGTGTGCCGTCACCGCCCTGGGCGCCGGGTTATCTGCGGGAGCACTTCCTCGCCGATATCGTCAACGCCTTCGCCCTCAAGCAGGTGGCCGAGCTGGGGGTCTGGAAGGGTCGCACCTTTCTCCATCTGCTATGTCACTGCCCGCGCGCCACCGTGCATGGCATCGACACCTGGACGCCCTACCCGGATCGCGCCGGCATCCCGGGCGGGGAGACCTATGCCAAGTGGGACATGGCCGGGCTGGAGCGGCATGTCCGCCAGGCGAGTATGCCCTTTCGTCAGCGTGCGCAAATTCTCAAGCTCGATACCGTGACCGCCGCCGCACGCTTCAAGGACGCCAGCCTGGACCTGGTCTTTGTCGATGCCGACCATACCGCCAGCGGCGTCGCCCGCGATCTGGACGCCTGGGCGCCCAAGCTGCGTCCCGGCGGCTTCCTCACCGGCCATGATATCGACTGGCCCACGGTGCGGGAGATCGTCGCCGTCCGCTACCCGGAATATCGCACCGGGCCGGATAATGTCTGGTGGGCGCGCCCATGATGGCCCTCTGCGTTTTGCGTTCCGGCGGCAAATACCTGCCAGAGCATGTGCAACGCCTGGCCGCCCAGTTGCCGGGCCTGGGGCTGTGGTGTCTGAGCGATGTAGCCGTGCCCGGCGTGCCCACCCTCCCGCTGCGCCATCCCTGGCCCGGCTGGTGGGCCAAGCTGGAACTCTTCCGCGCCGACCTGAAAGGCGACCTGCTGTATCTGGACCTGGATTCTGAGATCGTGGGCGATCTTTCGCGCCTGACTGATTACGCGCGGCAACAGGACCGCTCCCTGCTGTGGGATGACCCCATTCGTCCCGCGCACGCCAACAGCTCAGTTATGTGGCTGCGCCAGGCGGATCGCGGTGCGGTGTGGAGCGCCTTCACCAGCTCCCCGGCGGCGAACATGGCCGCCTATCGCCAGTGGCCCGACCGCTGGGGCGATCAGGGTTTCATCGCCGCCCATCTACCCAACCAAGGTCGCTGGCCCGCCGGGCTGATCCGCTCCTGGCGGCGCGAGTGCCAGCATGGCATCCCGCCGGGGACCATCGTCACTGCCTGGCATGGCAAGCCCAAGCCCTGGGAAGTGCCTGGCCAGCGCGCCTGGCGCACGGAGGATGTAGCGGCATGAGTAGCTATCTGGACGAGTTCACCGACCTCTACGCCGCGGGCATGCCCGGCGTGGTGAGCGTCACCTTGCCAGCCGGTTCCAGCGAGGGCGAGGCGGACGCGATCCTGGCCCAATACTGGAGCGAACCCGTCATGGACGCCGAGGGCTTCATGGCCTTGCACGCCACCCGCCAGCGCCTGCAAGCCCCGACCGCGCGCTTTGGCGCCCTGCGGCGTGGTGACCAGGTGACCGTGGGCGGCAAATCCTATCACTGCGTCACCGGCCCGGTGGATGATGGCCACGGGGTTGCTGATGTCTACCTGGAGCCGGTTGCCTGATGCCTAGATTGACCCGCCTCCTCGCCCTCACCCGCCTCACCTGGCTGCCGTGGGCTGAGCGCAGAGAGCAGCAGACCGCGCAAGGCAAGCTGTTGCTCGAAACCGGCCAGGCTTTCCTGCTGGAATCCTCGCCTGACAATGCCGGCAATCCTGAATTTATCCGTACCGAGAGCTAAGCCATGCCTGATCTGAAAATCTCCCAGATGCCCGCGGCGGACGCCCTGGCCGGTACGGAAGCCATGCCCGTCGTTCAAGGGGGCGAAAACAAGCACAGCACCCCCGCCGCCATCAAGAGCTACATCGGGGATGCCGTCCCCACGGGCGATGGACAGAACGACGGCCTGATGACCCATGAGGACAAGGCCAAGCTCGATGCGCTTCCAGCCGACATCAAGGCCCACATCGGTGACGCCGCGCCCACCGGCGCCAATCAAAACGACGGCCTGATGACCCATGAGGACAAGGCCAAGCTCGATGCGCTTGAGGCAGGTGGAGGCGGCGGGGCCGCGATTGCAATGGCTTTAATCTTCGGAGGCTGATATGGCTGCGCCTAATATCCTTTCCCTGACCACGATCACCGGCAAAAGCGCTGTCCTGGCCGTCACCAGCAGCCCCGCTGCCATCGTCGCCAATAGCGCCGGCTCCGGGCAGGTGCTGCGGGTGGGTTCGCTCTATGTGTCCAACGTGGACGGCACCAATGCCTGCAATGTCAGCGTGGACATTTATCGCAACAGCGTTGCCTACCGCACGCACTACCTAATCGCCGTCCCGGCCCGCGCTAGCTTCATCGCCATCGCCAAGGATGGGCCGCTCTATCTGGAAGAGGGCGACAGTCTGCGCCTAACCGCTTCCGCCGATAGCGACTTAGAAGCAGTGGCTTCTTATGAGGTCATGGTCTAATGGGCGCTCGGTTTAATGGCGGTATCATCGGCGTCAATAACTTCATCGAATTAAGGCCAAAGATACGCATAACTGGCGTCTTCAACAGCCAGGCCGCCGAAACTCGTATTCGTTCGCAACGCTGGCCGTTTTTTTACGGCGGCTTCAAGCCGTGGACGCCGACCAACCTGCAAACCAATGCCAACTGGGCGCAGTTTAGCGCCGAGCTGACTGCGTTGCGTGCCAATACCGTTGTCACTGATACCCTCAGCACCCCAGCCGGCACCTATCCAGGTAGCTATGCCTACTACGGAGGCGTACTACTCCCTGATGGGCGAGTCTTCTGTGTGCCGTATGACGCCACCTCCGCCCGGATTTACGATCCCGTCACCGATACCCTCTCCACCCCAGCCGGCACCTATCCAGGTAGCTATGCCTACTACGGAGGCGTACTACTCCCTGATGGGCGAGTCTTCTGTGTGCCGTATGGCGCCACCTCCGCCCGGATTTACGATCCCGTCACCGATACCCTCTCCACCCCAGCCGGCACCTATCCAGGCGGCTATGTCTACGTTGGTGGCGTACTACTCCCTGATGGGCGAGTCTTCTGTGTGCCGTATGACGCCACCTCCGCCCGGATTTACGATCCCGTCACCGATACCCTCTCCACCCCAGCCGGCACCTATCCAGGCGGCGATGCCTACGTTGGTGGCGTACTACTCCCTGATGGGCGAGTCTTCTGTGTGCCGTATAACGCCACCTCCGCCCGGATTTACGGCGCCGAAGTCAGCACTGCGCCGCTCTCCACGAACCTCGTCACCTCGCCTTACTTCAACAAGCTCTGAGTCCCGCCATGCTTATCATCGACGCCACGACCGCAGACCTGATCCACCAGCTCGACCGCGCCCGCACGGATGGCGGCCTGGGCGTGATCTTCGACGGCACGCAGTATCGCTGCCGCGATGTACGGGCTGATCCTGCCTATGCCGACTATTGGCCGGTACTGGCGGCGGCGACGGTGCATCAGCCGCCCGTGACGCGATTGCAAGCCCGCCTGGCCTTGATCCAGGCTGAATTGTGGGCCTTCATCGAAGCCTATTTTTCCGACCCTGCCCGCACTCCCGCTGAGATTGCCTATTTCGCGGATGCGCAGACGTGGCGCCGGGACGATCCGACGCTTCAGTCTGCGGCGACGGCGCTTAGCCTGACCGAGGCACAGCTTGACGACCTGTTCGCGCTGGCGGCGACGTTATGAACCTTGGCCCGCCCGCCATCGCCTTTTGGTGCGCCGTGACCTGTGGCCTGATCGCCGGGGCGGCTCAGGTCGCCGCTTGGCTGGGGGTGGCGCCATGATGTCGTCCGATATCAACTTTATCCCCGCGATGATCTTCGCCGCCATTGGCCTGATTGCCACGCTCGCTGGCCTGATCTGGCTGGTGTGGTGGCTGTATGAGCATCTAGCTTGGGTGGCTTGAGATGACCCGCGCCGAGATCATTGCCATCCAGTCCGAGTTAGGCGTTAAAGCCGACGGTATCTGGGGACCAAAGACCGCTGCGGCCTATGCTGCCAGGATGGCTCAGGACGCGCCTCAAGCGCCTGTGGCCATGCCCCCGGTATCCAAACCCTGGTGGCAATCCCGCGCCGTTCTCGGGCTGCTGGCGAGTGTCCTGGCCATGATCGCGGGCCGCCTGGGCTGGAGTATCGACGATGGGCAGATTACCGAGATGCTCTTGCGTGCCGTCGAATTGGGTGGCTTGGCCCTCGCTGCCTGGGGGACAGTGCGCCGCAGTGCGCCGATTGATCCGACGCTCGTGGCTCGGGTTGGTACTCGTGATGTCCGGCTGCCAGTGCGGTCCCACGGGGCGGCTGACGACGATCCCCGGGGCGTTTTCCGAGATTCCTGATTTTCAGCTTGGCATCCACTGCCAGGAGATTGTGAAATGAGTTGGCTCACCACCGCGACCACATTGCTGCAACTGCTGCCAGCGATCATTACCGCGATTCGGGCTATTGAAGAGGCCATCCCCGGCAAGGGCCAGGGCGAGGCCAAGCTGGCGGCCATTCGGGAGATTCTCGAATCAGTTTCTGGGCAGGTATCAACGCTGTGGCCCTTCATCGAAAAGGCGATCTCCGTCCTGGTCAGCCTGTTTAACAAGACCGGGACTTTCACCAAATGAGCTTAGCCATCCTGCGTTATCTCCCGGTCTTTGCCCACGGCCTGATCGCCGGGGCCTTGCTGGCATTGACCGCCTCCGGGTTCACGCATGGATGAAGCCGCCGCCCGGAAGCAACTGCACGAGGATCAGATGGCCCAAATTCGCCATCTCGAAACGCAGTTAGTGTCCCTGGCCCGCGAAATGTCCGACGTGCGCACGCACACGCAGCACGAAATTGATGATCTCAAGGAGGAGGTCGATCGCTTCTGCACCTGGATGCAAAACGATAGCGCCCGCAGCGCCTGGTTTTATGGCGCCGAAAACGAACTGCGCGAAGTGGTGGAGAGTAATCAGTGGATCAAAAACACCAAGCGGCTGATTGTGTGGGCCAGCGGATTAGTGGCCGGGGTTATCATGGCCTGGAACGCCGTCGATGGCTGGATCAGGGGAAGGTGGTAATGTTCACTGTCTACCGCGGAGTTTTCTATGCCCTGCTGGCGTTCAATCTGATATTAACTATCAGCGTGCTTAACCTTACTTTTTTCGCCAAGAAAGGCCCGCGCTATACCGCCGACGATGGGGCCAGAGAACGCCAGGAGCGCGTTGCTTCTGATCAGGCCCTCGCTGCCAGGATTGACCACCTGCATAACCTGCTGGCGGAGCGTGACGCGCCATGATGCGACCCTCGCCCGCGGCTTATGCGATTATCAAGGAGTTCGAGGGTCTGCGCCTGCACGCCTACCAAGACTCAGCCGGCGTGTGGACGATTGGCTGGGGCCATACCGGCGATGTGCGAAGGGGACAGTCAATCACCGTGCACCAGGCCGAGGCCCTGCTGGCCCTGGACATCGGCATCGCCGCCGCCGCGGTCAATCGCCACGTCGACGCGCCCCTATCCCAAGGCATGCTCGACGCCCTAGTGTCCTTCACCTTCAACCTGGGTGAGCGCCGGCTTGCTGAATCGACCCTATTGAAAAAACTCAACCTGCGCGACTACACCGCCGCAGCCGCCGAATTTGGCAAGTGGGTCAAGGCCACGGTCAGGGGGAAGAAAGTCACCCTCGCCGGCCTGGTCAGCCGCCGCGCCGCGGAGCGCAGCCTGTTCCTGAGCCAGGAGGCCGGCCGATGATCGACGCCCTGCTGACCCACCTCGCCACCGAATGCGCAGACTTCGCCGCCATCGAGGACGCCACGCGCATTAATCCGCTGGAACGTGATGAGTACCCAGTTGTCACGGTCTACCTGGCCAGTGAGATCCCAGACCTCACGACAGTATCAAACCGCCAACGCAGCGCTCAGACGTATCACCTGCTGACCACCTGCCAATCCGGCGATCAACTGGAAACCGCACGTGCTGCGCTGAAAATAGCCATGCGTTCATTCACCACGACCGGCGTCCTGCACGAGCCCTTATTCATCGGCGGCGAATTGGCAGCTATTTCAGGGCCACTGTTGCAATGGCGCGATAGCTGGCAAATTCCCCTCGATCACTGATGAGATGCCCATGAGCAAACCGACCCCAGTTACTATTGCCATTCGCCACCCCGGCATTTGGCCGATGGCTTTCGGTCCTTACCGCACCGGCGGTATCATTCATCACGTCGACCCGACCACCGCAGAGCGTTTGCTTGCTCGCGGATTCGAGCGCGTGAGCGAAACAACCACCAATCCTGACGGCGAGGCGCTCGCCCCGGCTGTCTCCACTCCCCTTACCGAGGTCTAAGCCATGCCCGTTCTTGGTTCCGCCGTCAAAGTCGCCGTTTACGACGAAGTCACCTTCAAGAGCAAGACCAGCGTCACCAAAGGCATGCTGGCCTACTTCACCGAATGCTCGGTCGCTGCCAGCCGCAACGACGTGCAGCCCAACACCATCAGCGCCGACCGCTCCCGGCCCAAGGCCGGCGCCGGCAATGTCGACGTCTCCGGCAATCTCAACGTCGAGCTGGCCCCGGAGCACGTCGGCTTCTACCTGCGCCACGTCCTCGGCGCCCCGGTCACCACCGGCGCCAGCGCCCCCTACACCCACACCTTCCGCCCCAAGGCCCTGCCGGTGGGCCTGATCGTCGAGAAGGACTGGACCGGCGCCGGCATCAGCAGCAAGGTCGAGCAGTTTCTCGGCTGCCGCGTCAGCCAGGCGACCATCGATATCCCCCAGGAGGGCGCCGCCACCCTGTCGCTCCAGGTCCAGGGCGCCAACTACACCATTGGCACCGCCCCCATCGACGCCAGCCTGGGCGACACCGGCCACACCGGCTGGTTTGCCCCCGATTGCGCCGTGCTCCTCGCCGGCTCCGCGGTCACCAACGTCAAGAGCGTCCAGTTCACCATCAACAACAACCTGGACACCGGGCGCTACACCCTGGGCACCAGTGGCGAGCGCATCGACCTGCCGGAGGGCTTCGCCGACGTCACCGGCCAGGTCACGGCCATCGTCGACAGCACCCTGTTCTCCGCCTACATCGACAAGGCCCAGGCGCGCACCGACACCACCCTGGAGGTCACCCTGACCTTCGGCACCGGCACCGGCGCCTCGGCCGGCAACGAAAAGCTCAGCCTCAAGCTCGACCACGCCACCATCGCCCTGGCCACCCCGCCCATCACCAGCCCCGGCGGCGTCGAGGTCACCTTCACCTTCACCGGCTTCAAGAGTGGCAGCACCGACAAGGGCCTGGTCGCCGTCCTGCTCTCGCCCCTGGCCGACACCCTGATCGCCTAAGCCCTGACCCCGGTGCCGGTCAGTCGCCGGGTAGCGGACCGGGCAGCCGCAACGCCCGGGCCGCGCCTTTACTGACCACCCCTACTGACCACTGATTGAGAACTGACCATGTTTAAACTCCAAACCGAACGCCAAACCTGGCTCACCATCAAGCTGCCCGACCCGGACGGCGAGGCGCGCATCAAGCTGCGCGTCAAGCTCCTGTCCCACGCCGACAACGCCGCCAGCAAACACCAGGCGATTAGCGACCAGATCGAGCGCCTTCAGGCCGAGGCCGCGTCCGGCGGCATCGACTCCGCCAACGCCATGCTCGCCAAGTTCGTCGCCATCGCCGACGCCATCAGCCCCGAGGCCATCGATGCCGACCTAGAGCGCCTGGTGTCCCGTGTCACCGATTGGCAGGACGTTGGCGACGAAGCGGGCGAGCCTCTGGGCTATGCCCCCGAGCGCTTGCGCGCGCTTTTGAACGTCGGCACCTGGGTCGTCAAGGCCGTGCGCCAGGCCATCCAGGACCTGGACGATGACGGTCGCCGAAAAAACTGATTGCCTGGCTGCGCTGGCGGCTGGATGCCCCCGGCGAGCCCAGCCAGGCATCCACTCCGGGCCAGAGTCACGGCGCCAGCACCTGCCGCGTGTGCATGGATGCCCGCGGTGAGCGCACCTGGTGCGGCCAATGCGGCGCCGTGGAGCTGTGGCCGGAGAACGTGCCCGCCGCGTTGCTCTACCTGGCGTGCGATACCCAGTGGCGCTATGCCGGCATGAATGGCGTGCCCACCGGCCTGGACTATGAAGGCGTCAAGGCCGTAATGGATCTGCAGGCCATTCCGCCGGAAGATCGCCCCCGCCTTTTCGCCGACGTCCAGGTCCTGGAGCAGGCCCAGTTGCACGTCACCCACCAGCGCCTGGCCGCTGATCGCGCCAAGACCGCCACCACGCCCAGCCACCGGAGATAGCCCATGGCCGCCCAAGACCTTCGCATTCGCATCTCCGCCGACGGCTCGGCGGCTATTGTCGGCATGCGCAAGGTGCAGGACGAACTGGGGCGGACAGGACGCAGCGCCGATGAGCTGAATGGCGGTTTTGGGCGCATCGCGGCAGGGCTGAAAGGACTGGCCCTGACCGCCGCCGCTGCCCTGGGCGTCAGCAACCTGGCCCAGTCCTTCACCGCCGCCAACGTCGCCGCGGGCACCCTGCGCGCGGGCTTGGAAACCGTCACCGGATCGGCGAAAGCCGGCGCGGTTGCCTGGGCGCAACTTCAGGCGTTTGCCGCCCAGACCCCCTTCAGCCTGCAACAGGCCACCGAGGGCTTCATCAAGCTCAAGGCCATGGGCCTCGACCCCTCCCGCGAGGCCCTGCTCAGCTACGCCAACACCGCCAGCGCCATGGGCAAGGACCTGTCCATGATGATCGAGGCGGTGGTGGACGCCTCCAATTCCAGCTTCGAGCGCCTGCGCGAGTTTGGCATCACCGCCAGCCAGGAAGGCGACAAGGTCAGCCTGACCTTTCAGGGCGTCACCACCACCATCGGCAACAACGCCGCGGAAATCGAAGCCTATCTGCGGCGTATCGGCGAGGTCCAGTTCGCCGGCGCCATCGAGCGCCAGTCAGAAAACTTGGGCGTCGCCTTGTCCAACGTCGGCGATGCCTGGGACCAGCTCATGGTCGAGGTCGGCGACGCCGGCCTGACCGCGGTCCTGGTCGAGGGCCTGCAGGAAGTCACCGGCTGGATCAGCGCGCTCAAGGGCGAGATTGCCGACGGCCTGGGCGCCGACGTCAGCGTGACTTTGACGGAAACCATCAGCCTGTTTGAAGGCTGGAGCGCGGCGGTCAGCGGCATCCCGCCCCTGGTGCGCGACCTGGGCGCCGCCCTGGCCGAGCTGCCCAATTACACCCTGATCATCCGCGATGGCACCCTCGCCATCGAGGAACAAGGCACCGCATGGGAGGCGGTGGCCGCACTGGTCGCCTTCGCTGGTGAAGCCTTCCTGGACCTGCCCGACAACCTGCGCGCCGCGGTCTTCATCATCCTCGGCGAGATCGACATCCTCAAGACCAACTTCCAGGCCGGGATGGATCAATTGCCGCTGATCGCCGAACAGGCATGGGCGGCGATTCAGAGCGCCATTACCAGTGCGATTGGCGTGATCC